TGCGCCACGATATAGGGCGGCGTCACGTTGTCCGGTACAAGAAACGACGGATAGACCGGCGCCATCGCGTTCTGACTCAGCCAGATCGGTAGGCTGTTCGAAACGATCGGTTCGTTCGGTAAATCGGCGGCGTCCTCCACCAGCTGCGAGGCAAGCGCCGGATAGACCGCGTAACCGGAGTAGTGCCACAGATCGGCTTGCTGATAGAACGAGGCGTGATCGGAAAAGACGATCTGCAGTGCAGTGCCATCAATCGCCCAAGTGCCTACCCACATCGTTCCGGGGCTCACCGAATTGAGCGCAGTAACCTCTTCCTCTGCGGTGAAGATGAACTTGTTCGCCGCGACCGTCTGATCTTCTTCTTGCCGGCGATCGGTGATGCGATGCAAAGAACCCTTGAAGGACTGCTTGACCGCACTAGCCACCCAGAACACGTAGCCGTCTTGCGAGAGAACGACCTTCGTGTACTGCGTGAAGGCAACCGTCTGGTTATTCGATAGTGTCTCTACGCCGGCATCCAGTGCAGCCCGCAGGCCCAGCGGAGCCTGTGCGGTTTCACTGATCAGGCCCATCAGTTAACAATCCCTTCCATCCACACGCGGAATGAGGCGACATACAGGCCGGTGTCAACGAAGGCCACGCGCGCCGGATTGGCTTTCGCGTTCGGTGTTTTCTTGCGCTGACTGTTGCCGTTGATCGCGGCCTGAATAGGATGCTGCAACCAACGCCCCTGCATCAGATCGCCGCTCGAAATGAAATCGCGAAAACGTTCCTCGATCTTGTTCATCGCGCCGCTGAAGTTCGTCTTGCCCGGTCCGCCCATCGCCATGCTTTCCAGCGCGCCAGCCATCTCGTTTGCTAGCGCGTCGGCAATGAAGTCCTGATTCAGGTCGTAGAACGTCTGCATGATGTGGTAATCGGCCTCAAGGAAGCCGGCCACGTCGGTCGTTGTCGTGCCCTTCCCGTCGTCGTTGGTATAGGCAACATCGACATTGCCCAGATCCAGTTTCACGACAGCCCCACCACGTTCATTCCCCACTGCTGCGAGTAGGCAATCCAGGCGCGCCCCCACGGGGTTTTCAGCGAGTCCAGCGTGGTCAGCGAGGCATTCTTCAGCCAGTCCGGGACCACCAGCGTCTGACTGGTTGCCTGATCGGCACTGGATGACACCGGACCCACGGTGTAGCTCAGGATATTGAGCGACGCGCGAAGGTTGGCGAAGAACAGTGTGCTGAACGTGCCGAACGCTGTTGCCGCGCCGGGATCGGTGGCGAGCGGATAGCTAAAACTATTCATCCCGGCATTCGTCGCCGTCACCGTGCCGTTGTAGGCATCGGGTGCGGCGCCTTGAATGGTTACCGCGAAGCTGGTGCCTGCCACGTCGCCCAAGGGCAGAGCCGTTGTCGCTGCCACGACCCCGGATGCCCAGACCAATGCGGTGATCATCAGATTGGATTGATCCGGCGCCCAGCTGATCAGCCAGTTCACCCCGAAGTTGTACACCGCGATCACGTACTCGATCGGGGGGTAACCCGCGGGCGTCTTGATGGTTCGATCAATGCCGTGCGTCAATGCCCACTGGAAGTAATCCGAGTCCACAGGCAAGGCATCGGGCGTAATGCCCTGTCCCTGACAGTAGGTCACGAAGTCGGCCAGATTAGGCACCGTGGGATTGACGAAGGACATCAGGCTTTCGGCATCTTGTCGGAGCCATTCGGCGAAACGGACAGACTGAACTTAGTTTCCTTGCCGGTCGGCTTACGACCGCGCGGAACCTGCTCGATAATCTCGACCTCACTTTCCGAGGCCATGCGCTCGTTGGTGTTTGGATCGCGGTTGGCTTTGTCGAATCCCAGCGCGGTCATCTTTGCCTCTTCAGCGGATCGAAGCATGGCGCGATCAATGACGGCCTCATGACCATGCACAATCGCACTCTCGCTGATCGGCTTGCTGGTGCTGTAGAACAAGCCGGGGAAATCTTCCAGCTTGCCATTTACGGCGGACGCTGGACGCGCGCCGTAACGCTCCAGCTGGCTGATGACAGCCTGCTCCGAAGCGGGGCTGAAACTTTTTGGCACCTGGACCTGACGACCGGCAGGGATCTGCACGAAGTAAGGCCGCGTCATCTCCGGCACGCGGAAATGATGGTGCCAGCGTTGATTGGTGGTGTTGGCGATGAAAAGTGACATGGGGAACCCCTTAAAGGTTCAGCCACCGAAGTGGCCGAAGGATGGTGGATCAGGCGTACTGGAAGTTCAGGATGAACAGGCCTTCTGGACGAAGGTTCCAGCCCGAGGTGCAACGCAGTTCGTAAACGTCAGTCACGCCGCCATCGGGAATCGGCGTGGTGATCTTGCGTGGAGCTGGCATGTCGCAGTACATCGCGTTGACGTCGCGCATGGACGGCTGCAGATCGGCGAACTCGTTGGTGTTGATGTCCACGTTCTGCAGATTCTCGATCTCCGGAATCGTCAGCAGCAGCAGATCGGAACCGCCCGAGCCTTTGCCGATCAACGTGTCGTCGTAGTAGATCTCGAAGCTGTTACCAGCCTCTTCGAGAACACTCTTGATCACGCCTCCAGTGGTTTCCGAACCGGCGCCCGGACGCTGGTACTGCACGACCTGCACGATGTCGCTGAGCTGCCAGGCCAGGCCGACGCGCTGAGGGCAAACCAGAATCACCCGGTTGGAAATGCTCTTGCCGGACTGGAACATGTTTGCCTTGAGCTGCGCCACCTGTCCGAGCATGAACATCGCCATCTCGCCGTTGTCGTACGTCGACACGCTGTCGTTGCCGTAGCTGTCAGGTGGCAGCGTGACCTGCGTAGCATTGCCCGAGTTGATCAGGCCTTCGCCGTTGGCCGGGTTGATGCCGTAGATCAGGCCCGTACGCATGGCCTGGAAGATGCCCTGACGGCCACCGAACTCCTGCGCCTTGGGCAGCGACACGTTCCACGTCGCCGCTTCCGCAATCGCGTGGTGATCGTAAATCGCTCGGGTACGAAACAGGTAGGTGGGCGTGCTGTACATCGATGGCACGAAGGTTGCACTCGGCAGCTGGTTGTACGAGGCCTGCGAAGCCTGCGCATCCGTGCGGATGTCCAGAGCGTGCACGTACACGTACTTGTCCACTTCGCCCAGCTTGACCTTGGGGACACCGCGAGGAAGGACTTCGAACGCACCCGTGGGCTGCGCCCAGGTCAGGATGAGATCGGGTTCCGAGAAGCTCGGCGTGACTTTGGCTTGAGAAACAAAATAACCACTCATATCGTCGGCTCCTTAAATCTGAATGACGGCGACAGCACCGGCGACCCAGGACACAACCCCGGTACCGGCGTTGTAGCTGACGACTTTGCTGTTGGTGTTGACGGAAAGAACCTTGATACCGGCAAGGGTGATGGCGCCGGCCGTGCCGGATGCCGTGAGCTCCTGAAGCGCCGGGTCCCAGTACAAGGCCTGATTGATGTTGCCCGCCTCAATGGTGGCTACCTCAGCGGCCAATACGGCGACCTTGATGCGGGCGCCACTGCCCAGACGGAAGAACGTGGTGGTCTGCGTCGGTGCCAGCTGCGGAACAGTGTTGCCGGGCGTGACGATGGCATTGGACGACTGCGTGAATACCGTCCAGCCGGTCAGGTTGCCGACCGCCGTGGCGATCGTGATGGTGGTGCCGAGACTGGCCTCGCCATTCGTAGCAACCGATTCAGTGATGGCGATACCGCCATAGATAGGCTGGGCCACCGATGCGCCGATCTTGCCGGAAGCAAGCTCCATGCGGGTCGACGGATCATCGACAAAGTCACCCTGGTAGTAGCCCTGGGTGCTGACATCGAACGTTCCATAGGGAGACGTGGTCAGCTGCGGGTTGAAGGTAATGCCGGCCATTAGTTAGCTCCCTTATTCACGTCGCGGTTGATTCGGGCGACGTAGCCGGGGGCTTTGAAAGAAGCCATCCAGCCATTCGGGTCGCCGGTATAGGTGGTAATGGGCCGACCGGTGGACATGTCGGTGTGCGCCATCAGGCGACCGGCAGGCTGGCTTGCAGGGCTGCGTGCGGCTACCGCGGCATCGGCGTAGATCTGACCTTCGATGATCGCGAACGACGGCGCATCCAGTGAGTCCAGACGAACGTCCTTGGCGGACTCGCTGTGCTTCTGGAACTTCGCCGCCAGACGCTTGCGATAGCCGATCGGGCTTTCGTCATACAGCGGGGCGCTGACGCTGTCACCGAACATCTGGGCGACGCTGTCGGCACGCAGCTGCGCACGGCTCAGCGCGTCACGGTCTTCATTCGTCCGCGGCTTGGTGAGGCTGGCAACGCTATTGCGTACCTGTTCGAGATCGGCGCGCAGCTTGGCATTGTCGGCACGCAAAGCGGAGTCGGCACGTTCGGCCTTTTCCTCTTTCTCGCCCTCCTTCACCGCCTCCTTTTCGTCTTTTTCTTCCTTCTTGCCGTCTTTCTCGGCCTCTTCCTTGGAGTCCTTACGCTCGTCCTTGTCGGAGTCCTTGCGATCGGCCTTTTTCTCGCTTTTCTCGTCTTTCTCTTCGTCCTTTTTGGACTCGGAATCCTTACGATCCAGCATCTCGCCGTCGTCGTCCTTGCGAGCGTCTTTCTTCTCGTCCTTCTTGGCTTCCATCGCGTCCATACGGGCGCAAAGAGCATCAAATCGCTCGGTGGAATCCTTACGCATTGCGTCCGCCCAGGCCGGGGCCTGATCTTCAGTTGCCATGTTTGTATCCTCTTGAATGTTGACGCCGTTAGGCGCGCCGCCCTTGTCCCATACACCCGCTGGGCAAATCGCCAGATGGTCGAGATAGGACGGTTTACCTTCGATTAAAACCGTCTTCCCATCCTCTAAACGGATGGTTTCAGTTGAACCGGCGTCACGAAACACAACGGCCGGGCTTGTCGATATGTGCGAGGTCAGCATCAGCTGCGCCGCGTCCGTATCAAACACTTTGGCGATGCCGCGAACCTCATCGCCCTGGATGTAGCACTGGATCATCGTGCCAATGGCACGGTCCCGATATTCTTCGGTGTTGAGGATCGAATCTGGAGGATGCTCGAAGATCAGCGGCAACCCGTTGCATCTCTCCACATAGTCGTCGGTCAGAAACTCGGACACCGGCCGACTGACGTATTCATCCAGTGCGGATCGGAAACTGGTTCCCGTACCAGTCACCCGAAGATCGAACATCCAGATGTTTTCGTACTTCTGCGGACTCAGCAGCTCGTCGGCGCGTATCGCCTTGGCGATGTCGAGTTCATGCCCGGAGGCGAGCTCAATCGACCGCCTGACTTCGGGATGCGTGTTCGCCGGCAGATCGGAAGGATGAAACCAGCCCGCAGCCAGTGATTCGTCATCCAGCACCGGCTCGAATACCGGAACATCTTTGATGTAGCAGCTGAAACGAATGCCATCGGATAGCGAATTACGAAACGGCCACATCGGACCATCGGGAACCTGTCCGACTTCCTCTGTGCATTCTCGGATCGCGCAATCTTCGGGCGACTCGTCCGGCTCCTGATGTCCGCCAGGCTGGACCCACTGACCGTCGTCCTTGTTCTGGACGAGCAGGAACAGCGGGCCGCGGGAACGTAGCAGGATGCCGGCGCAAGCGATCGCATTAGCGTCGGCGAACTTCTCCCGATGCCTTGCTCGCGAACTGATGGACATCGGCACTTCCTGAATGGCATAGCGAAGCATCCGAGCCCAGCCCATCAGGCCGGTGCATAATCGGATTTCATTCGTATTGAGGGGACAATCAATGAAACGTCTGGCGCTACTACTCGCGTTTCTGCCGGTTACAGCCTTGGCGCAAGACGATCAACGCACGCAACTGCCGATACCGCCGAGCTGCAGCGTGCAGGAGGCGATTAACTACATGAACGCTCAACTGCCGCCGCTGCTCAACGAGCCTGAAACCGAGGCCGAACATATCGTCTCGATCAAGTCGTTCGCCGATCTACCGCGCACCAATGTGGAATGGCGAGATGCCACGCCAGGTCAGCACTACCAACTGAACTGCTCGATTGCAATCACCATGACCGGTGGGCAGGTGATCTATGGTCAGTTCAGGGCTCTAACGCAGGCTAACGGAACGATCACCGTAGGCTTCAAACCTTCGCGTTAAGCCGCAATCCGCACCGCATCCAGTGCAGTCTTTCCAGATACCGTCAGCATGTCGGCTGGAAGATCGCGCAGGTTGTAGATCCACACGTAGTAGCACCGGCAGAAAACTTCTTCACCCGGCGCCGTCTGTTCGTCGGTGTAGCCAGCACCCTTGTTGATCAGGCCTTTGTCAGCTGCCCAGCTGCCGCGCACGGCGAATACCTTGCCGTTGCGCTCCATATGGTCATGGCGGGCGTTGTACGTCTTGTCGACCGATCCATGGTCACGCCACTTGCCGGCGATCGCGCCACCTTCCTTGGCGATCACGTCACTGATCGAGGCGACCAGCTTGTGGCCCTGGTCGATGATGCAGCGGCGCTCTTCGTACTTCGCCTGACGCAGGGACTTCGCCACGTCTGTTTTCACCGTCACGCGATCCACCACGCGCGAGCCGCCATCCGGAATGGACGTGGCCCAACCCGAGAACCGCTGCAGCGTCTTGTCGATGGCCTGTTCGCGATTCAGTTTGATCAGGTCAGCACTCGCCAGAACGCGGCGCGTCAGTTCAGCGCGTAGTTCAGGCTTGATCCGCTCCACCGTGAACCGCGGAATCTCCCGGTGGGTGCGTTTGACCGCCGCTGGCGAGATGGCCCGCTTGTAGACCGACTCCAAGGCCTGCTTGGTACGCGACTCGATCACCTTTGGCGTCGGCATCTCGGCCTGTGCCGTTTCCCGCAACCGCTTCAGCCAATGTGTCAGGCGAAGCGGGTCGTCAAAACCTTCCAGCGTGAAGCTGTTCACCGCCGCGGTCAGGGCCTCGTTGAAAGTCATTCGTGCGCACTCTCAACGATCGGCTCGCCAGGCTCTTTCACTGGGTCAGGCGTCGGTGGCTCGTAGTTTTCGATCAGCTCAAGGTCGAGATTCAGCGGCGTGTCTTTCAGCATTGGCTGACCGTTCGCCACATCGGACAACCAACCCGCGGCAGACGCGGCATTGACCGGATCGAGCCGCGGCAGCAACACCTCGAACAGCGCGATCGCGGACTTCATCACGATGTCGGATGTCTTGAACTTCTCGCTGTCCGGCTCCGTCAGCAGGTTCGGCCATTCCGCCTTGAACGCGTTGCTCCAGTCCACCAGCGCGGTTTCGTAGGGAACGGCTTTGTACTGCTCGGGAAACTTTCGCTGGATGGACGCGTAGAACTCAGGGTTCCAGGCGATATGCCGAACGATCTTGTCGAAGAACCGATAGATCGAGTCCATCTCACGCCGGAAACCATCCACGAACGTGGCGATCGCCTTCGCGTCCTCTGAGCCCTCACCGAAGCCTTCCGCAAGGGTTTCGTCATTGAGCATCGAGGCCGGCATGGGAGCAGATGCAGCGATGTTCTTCAGGATGTTGTTCCGGGCGAACTCGGAGGCATCCTTGATGTTTTTCAGGTCCAGTGACTCGACGTTTTCCTCAGTGCCGATGGACAACACGTTGCCGGTTCGGCCGCCTTGCAGCATTCGACGTTTTACCGCACCG